TATCTATTTTGATAATCTTGATTTTGATGAAAGAGATACTGTAACAGGTAAACCTATATTTAGAATGAAAGATGTTCTTGATGAAATGTCAAAAACTGGAAAAGCTTTAGAAAATATAGAAATATTAGAAGAATCTTATAAAAAAGAACAAGAAAAAGAAAGTTCACTTAGAGGTGGTCGCATCGGAGGACGATTTGATTCATAATTATGGCTACTAAAAAAGAATTAGAAATAGCTGCAAAAGCTGCAAAAAAAACAATAGTTATAGGAAAAAAAGAAGTAGAAAAAAAGAATTTTGAGAAACAACTCAAAATAATTGAAGCAACTATCCCTACTATTATAGAAGAAGAGGAAGTTAATGAAGTAAAAATAATTAAAACTAAAGCTCAATTAGAAGTTGAGGAAATTGAATTACTTCGAGAACAATTAGAACTGGATAAGAAAAAAGAAAAACTTAGACGTAATAAAAATGAATGAGATGTAAAATTAGGTGAACCAATTGTATTTTTTGATCCTGAATTATCTTATGAACTTACAGGTTATAGACCTATTACAATGACTAAAGGTTTGGATTTTGTATCAGCACCTTTTACAGAAGCTGGTAGAATCTATGATGAAACTGGAAAATATAGTACATTTAGAGAAGGTTCTAAATTATATGATGAATTCTGGGATACTCAAATGGAGAGATGTAAAGATGGATATACTGTTGGAAAATATACAATAACTGGAGATAATTATTTCTGGTTAAATTTTTATAGATTACTTAATGTAACTAATATTCAAAAAGCTGCAGAAGGTCGCCTTGAAACATTCCCAGATTTCTTTTCTAAACAATATGAATATTTTCATTATATAGATCTTTGTGAAAAATCTGGATTTGATGTTGGATCATTAAAAGCACGTGGTGTTGGTTTTTCAGAAATTGCTGCATCTTTAGGAGTACGAGTTTATACTACAGTTGCTAAATCAAGATGTTTATATGCTGCTGCTGCTGAGGGATTTGTAAGAGATGTACTTGATAAAGCTTGGTTACAATTAGAGTTTCTAAATACTGAAACACAAGGTGGTTTTGAACATGTTAGAATGAAGAAAGATTCAGACATGAAAAAACGTGCTTCTAAAGTAACTACAGAAGGGACTGAATTTGGTTGGATGGCTACTTTAGAAGGTAAAGTTGTAGATAAACCTCGTAAATTACGTGGTGGACGTTTAGAACGTTTGTTCCTTGAAGAAGCTGGATCTAATCCTATATTAGTAACTTCTTATAATCAATCTGAAGCCTTAGTAAATATTTTAGGTAAACGTATTGGTTCAAGATTTGTTTGGGGTACAGGTGGTGATGAAGGACCTCAATTAGCAGGTTTAGCTGGTATGTTTTATAATCCTAGTGAATATAATATGTTACCATATTACCATAATCATACTGAAAATGGTCAATATGTATATACAGGATTTTTTATTCCAGCATATACAATGCATATTCCTTCATGTGATTCACGTGGAGTTTGTAATGAAATAGATGCTAAAATTTATTATAATTCTATAAGAGTTAAAAAATCATCTAATGCAAAAAACTTACTTGAATATAAATCAGAGTATTGTTTTACACCAGAAGAAGCACTTATTAGACAAGGGGATAATAGATTTGATACTGAGTTATTAGCTGAACAAATTGCTAATATTGAATTACATAAAACAGTTGAACTTCCTAAAATGGCTAAATTAAATTGAGAATTTAGTAAAGAAATAGGTGGAGCTAATAGACAAAAAGCACCCTCTCTTGAATACACTGATAAAGGTTTAATTACTATAGTTGAAGAACCTTGAACAGATGAAAATAATATACCTTATAATAATTTATATGTAGCTGGTATTGACTCTATTGATAGTGATGAAACTTCATCTACAGGTCAAAAAGATGTATCATCATTTTGTATTGTAATTAAACGTAGACAATTTGGATTAAAAGATCCTAAATATGTAGCTATGTATAAGTATCGTCCTAAAGATGTACGTGATGCATATGATACTGCAATGAAACTTTTAATGTATTACAATTGTAAAGCAGTAATTGAAACTTCTCGTGTATCTTTAATAACACATTTTAAAACTGAAAAAAAATTAAATTTACTTTTTTTACGACCTCGTGCAACAACAAGTGATGTAAATAAAGCAAATACTAGAATGTATGGTTGTTCTGCAACTGTACCAAATATTAATCATTATCTTGATTTAGTTGAAAACTATGTTAGTGATTATTGTCATGAAATAACTATTCTTGATATGTTAAATGAATTAATTAAGTATTCTTTTTTAAATAAAAGAAAATTTGATATTGTAGCAGCAATGGGAATGTGTGAATTAGCAGATGAAGAATTAATGGGAAATGCTCCAAGATCATCTACAAAAGTCAATAAAGAATGGCAAGATATTGGTTATTATACTGATGAAAATGGTTATAAACAATTTGGAGTTATTCCTAAAGTTTTACCACAACATAATCCAAATTTTACTCAACCTAATTATTCTTGAATGAACAATGACAACACTAGAAACTAAAATATTTGATTTTATAGAAGACAGTTATGATGCTGAATTTCTAGGAAAAGTTAAAGTAGATATTACAGGTGAAGATAAAGTAATTACTACTACAACAACAACTGATGTTGTTACTAGTACTAATCAAGGTATTAAATATGGTAGACTTTATAATTGATATGCTATAACTGATCCAAGAGAAATTGCACCAATAGGATGGCATGTACCGACAACTGAAGAATGAGGTACTCTTATTAATTACATAGGTGCTACTCCAGAATCTTTAGGCAAACTTAAGGAAACTGGCACTACCTATTGATCTGACCCTAATATAAATGCTACAAATGAAACTGGTTTTAGTGCATTGCCTGGCGGATATCTTACTATATCTAATTATAATAATCCAAATTATCCAGATAGTGCTAATTTCTATAATTTAGGAGAAAGTGGTTTCTGATGGAGTTCTTCAAAGTATGATAAACTAAATGCATGATATATATCTATACATAATATTATTAATTCTAATAATATACCTAGAAATAATTCTGATATACAAACAGGTTTGTCTGTACGTCTTATTAAAAATACTTCTATAAATGAAGGAGATATAATAATAGATGGAGATACTTATAATACAGTAACTATTGGAGATCAAATTTGATTAAAACAAAATTTAGCAACATTACATTATAGAAATGGAGATTTAATTGGCACTAATACTATGAATAGGACTGAATCTGTTAGTACTTATGTTAATGATGAATCAAATGTTTACAAAATTATAACTACTACAACTCCAGTTACAACTACAACTACAACTATAATACCTGTATTAAAAGAATATTGCTTATTAATTACTTTAAGTAATTATATGATACCATTGCCAATTTGTATACAATGTTTAAGTGATAATGATTTTTTTACATATATATGTAAAGAATTAAATACCAGGAATTTTCCTGTAGTAAAATATTTTAAATTAATAAAAAACGATACTAACGATGATAAAGACATTATTTAAAAATAGTGATGATAAAAATAGCGATGATTATTTAATTGCTCATTGTGATACAGCTATTGCTGAATTAGTGTTTGATAAAGTTTCACTAGTAAAAGCATTTAATTATTATCATGGTGTAAGAGATAGATTTCAATTTGCACATTTAGAACATAATTATGGAATTGGTAATCCGACTTCTATTGAATTTATTCCGCTTGTAAGAAAACATATTGATGCACTTGTAGGAGAATATCTAGCTACAAATATTACACCTAAAATATCTTGTAAAGATAAAGGAACTTTAACTAATATGTTTAGAGATAAACAATTGGCTATTTCTGGTAATATAGCTAAATTACTTAAAACACATTTAACTAATTCTATGTTTTCTGCACTTAAAGGAGATAATTCTGGAAAAACAATGGATACTGATATTGCGAAACAATTACAAGAAATTTCTGATTCAACAGATAGAAATTTTATTTCAGAATATGAGATTGCCGCTCAAAATATTATTCAATATTTAATGAATTCTCGAGATGTAGATTTCAAAAATAAAATGAAAGACCTAATAATTGACCTACTGATAGCAGGTGAGACTTATTTTAAAGTCATTCCTACTACTGGAGGTACAAATATTAATATTGAAATTGAAAATCCTTTAAACACATTTGTTGATAGAGATTTTAAATCAGCCTATATGAAGAAAGGTTATCGCAGTGTAGTTAGAAAATGAATGACAAAATCTGAAATATTAGTTAAATATGGAGATAAACTTTCTAAAGATGATATTAAAGAATTAGATACTATTAAACCTGAATACAGTTCTAATAATTTAATGTTAATAAATGCTGTTAATTCTAGAACTGGGGCATTATTAACTGATGGTATTATGGCAGGAGTAGAAGCAACTCCAATGTATAATCAATACTCAACAGGAAATTTAAAATTATTACCTGTATTTGAAACAGAATGAATTGATACAGATATAGTAAAAGGACAAAAACCCCTTGAAAATAGATATGAAGTTATAAGAATAGGTGCATCTATGTATATTTTAAATGGAAAAGATGAAGATGTAGTTAGAAGTATTGATACTCCTAATGAATGTAATTTATCTGTTAATGGATTATATTATACTGACAGAACAGGTACACCATATTCTTTAATGTTAGCAACTGCTAATTTACAAGATAAATATGATATTTTACATTTTTTCAAAGATAATGCTATTGCAACTAGTGGAAGTATGGGAAGTCATGTAGATGTTGCACATTTACCAGAATTTTTAGGAGCAACTATGCCAGAAAGATTAGTTAAATATTTAGCTTATAAAAAATCAGGTATTGCACCATTTGATTCTTCACAAGAAGGGCAAGTTATAAATCAAACTTTTGCAGGATATGATGATACTATTAAAGTAACAACTATTCAAGCTATTGATATGGCTATACAAAGAATAGAAGAAACTGCTTCATCAATTACTGGTGTATTTAGAGAACGTCTAGGAGGTATTCAACAAAGAGATGCTGTACAGAATGTAGAAATGGGTATGCAAATGTCTTATGTTATTACTAAACAGTATTATCAAGGAATGGATACACTTGTAAGAGAGATGTTAACTGATTCTTTAAATGTTGCTAAAAAAGTATTTAAAAAAGGTATTACGGGATCTACTATATTAGGAGATAATAGAAGACAATTATTTACTGCTTTACCAGAACATTATACTGTTACAGATTTTGATGTACATATAATTGATAGTGCTACTGTAATTAAAGAACAAGAGTTAATTAAACAAATTGCAATGGAACTTACTAAAGGTGGTCAATTTGATCCTGAAATGCTAGTAATTATTTCTACATCAAGAAGTTTAACTGAAATGAAAGAAAATGTTTTAGCAACTCTTAAATCTAAAAAAGAAGAAAATAATCAATTACAACAAATGAATCAAGCTTTACAACAAGCTCAACAAGCTCAAGAACAAGCACAAAAAGAACTACAAACTGCCACTACAAAATTAAATGGATATAGTGATGCAGAAATGCAATTGAAAAAACAAGAATTACTACAAAAAGGAAATCTTGAAAATAGACAAATGGATATCAATAGTGATTATAATACTAATAAACTTTTATGAGAACAAAAACGTGTTCAATTAGAAGGTGTGCAATTATTTGATCAAAGTAATAAAAACGATAAAGTGAGGGAAGATTAATATGTTTAAAAGAATAAAAATCAAATATAGAAAATTAAAAATTACATATTCTTTAATAAAAATTAGATGGAATGCAGCAACTCCAGTATTTTGACAAAGAATAAAAGCAATTTCTATAAAATTAGGTATTAGTGCTGCATCTGTAATAGGTGTTGATAAATTTTTTGATTTACAGACTTATGGTGTTCCTCAAATAATATTCACAATTGCAGGATATATTATTGTAGTATGTGCTACTTTAGGATTAGCTGCTCAAATAACAAAAGAAAAATAATATGATATCAATTAATTTATTAAGAATATCGCCAGATAGTCAATATTTAGAATTTAGTATAGCTTGTCCAACAGGATATAAATTTAATACATTAAATATTAAAAAATATGATTTTGTACCTGATTCAAATATTGTAGATGATGATGGTTGGCGAGATTGTTCAAATATATATGCATCTAATCCTGATGCAATTACTCAAATAATGAGAATTAATGTCAATGCATTAAGTAAGGATACTGATCCTATTAGAAGTACAATGTTTTATGTTGAATTTGGTGTTACACCTACTATAGGTACAACTGAGATACCAAATGTAATGGCATTAGTATCTGATGTAAATAAAGTATATGATACATTAAAAAATCATATATTAAATTTAGATGCAAATTGTATTTCACAAATAGATTTTCAAACTCTTATAAAACATTATATGTTTTTATATGCACATATAGAATCAATGAGATTAGAAAGATTTGATGAAGCTGAAATGTATTATAATATATTAAAAAAATACTTTACACTTTGTGGAAATTCTCAAAATAAACCTATTAATAATACTTGTAATTGTAAATAAAATGAGTGATATAAAACTTACTATATTACAATCAATAGATAAATACACAAATAATTTACAATACTTGGCACAAGAAAATCCAAGTATTGTAAAAAGTTTAACTCTTCTATTAATTGTAGATGAAATATTCGATTGAGCTAATTGGTATAATGCACCACAAAAAGAACAATTAAAATTACAAGAATTTAGAAAACAAATAATTCGTTGTAATAAAGAAATAGAATTAGTAAATATACCATCTAATAAATATTATAAGAATGTTAGTTTACCTCAAACTATAGACACTTGGCAAAGATTATATGATAATCCAAATGTTTATACATCAGAAGATTTATCAGACCCAGTAATAATAGTACCTCCAACAACAAATATAGAATCTATAAAATATGGTCGTCTATATAATTATTATGCTTTAGTAAATTCAAAAAATATTGCAC